GTAATGTTTGTGAATTTTATTATAAAAATGCTAAATGAAGATCAATCTTTAGGTTTTTACAGTTGTAATGACTTATGTAAATTATTTTTAGTTTCTAAAAAGGAACAACATGAGTCTTCTAGAGAAATATATATTTTGAACATATTCAACAAGACTTTGACTTGGATGATACAATTAATATTCAAGTTTTTCAACAAAAGATGTCAAAGAGAATTAGTAGTTAAAAGTCAAATAGAGAAAATTAAAAAGATCACTGATTCTACAAAGGGAATTTATTCTAACAGATCTGAAGAAATTCTTTATCATAATGGAGATATGGGTAAATGGTCTGGGCAAGATGTGTATAAAAAATTCATCTTTCTGATAGAAGAAATGCACAATCTTGGAATGATAAGTAAAAAAATCTTCAACCTAATCAAATTTTGTATTCTGAGACTTGAAAAAATGACTGTGATGTATCCAAATACTACAAAAAATAAATTAGTAGGAACTTTCAAGAAGCATGAAATTTTTGGAGAAGGATATATGTTTCAAGAAGTTGAGGGCTGGGGACAAGGATTATTTCATAACATTTCCTCATTTGTTCACACTTTAGAACAAATCTTTAGACAAAATTTGTTTATCTCTTTCTGTAAAAGTTTAAATCTATCTAAAGCTTACTTAAAGGGTTTAAAAAGAGGTTCTTGGAGTCAGATGGCTCATTCGGATGATAAAAATGAGGTTATAATCTTGAATAGAAATTTGCATTTATCTTTCGTGGTTTTTTCAACTTTAATTCCTAAATTATTTTCTTTAACAACTTCAAGTACTAAAGATTCTTTTTCTAGAATTTGTTCAGAAATGGTAGGTCTAATAAATATACAGGGTAATGTGTTTGACAACGGTCATAAAACCATATGCAAGATATTGGATGTAATAGATGATTCTTCAGTGCCTAATGTTTATAAATATGTATTGAATAGGTGTTCTGAATTTTTATCTAAAACTAATGATGTAATATCTGCCAGAGGCTTGGAATTAATATTGCATGAATATCTAGCAATGACTTACAAAGAAATGAGAGAAACTGAATTTTTACCTTTAGATTTTGGTGGAAAACTTTTGACTTCTTTGAGAAATTATAAAATCTTTGGAGGTTATTCAGACAACATTTACAAAATAAAAAATAGAACAGGACAGAAACAAATAAATTTAAAAGATAATTTCAAACTTAGATTTTCAAGATTTAAAAACAAAAAACAGTTGAATCTGCATAAGATTGTCAGAGAAGAAATACAAGATTCTAAAGATATTGATACAAAAATGTTCAAACAATCTTATTTTGGTAATATTCCTAGTTTGAATGTAGAAGAATTTGAAAACTTTTTATCACACAGTATGGCTGCTAAAGATATGATGTTTGCTAACAAAAGTAGAATTAATAATATGTTTTTTTTCAAAAACAAAAATGCTAAAAGATATTTTATTCTTGACAATACAAACAATAGGATAACATTTATAATGGATGATTCTTTAGAAGATAAAAATTATTTAAAGAAATTGAAATCTTCAAAAAAAGATTCTGATGCACAAAAATTAGATGTCATTAGACAGAAACGAATAAGTAGCTTTTCT